TGGCTTCTTAAGTTCAAGGTGTCGAGTTACAGCTCTTAATGCTGAATCAATCCCTGTCCACCTACCGTTTAGTTCCTGAGGAACCTGTGCTCCGTTCTCATACTTGACTGCGTAAAACTTGAAACCGTCTTGAGGTTTATAAACGATTAGTGCTTTTTCTGTCTTGTCACTATGAACTTTAATTTCTTGACCGTCTGCACTTCGGGTTAATTTAACGTCTGCCATAGTTGTTATGAGGCCTTCCTCTGTTTACTTTGTGTTTATCGTTCTGGACGTAAACCTTCTGACGCCTAGCTACTTGCTCAATCTTAGGGTCAGGGCCTGTCTTAAACAAAGACATTGCTGTACCCTTAGCCTCTGCTAAGAGGTAGGGAAACATAACTTCATCAATATCAGGAGTGAAGGTGTCAGAGAAAGAATCAAATGTTGGGAACTTAACACCGTATGCCCGTGTTTTAGCAGAAGTTAGAGTCGCATCTACTGAGGACATGTAAGCATCTAGTACTACATTTTCGTCATCAAAAGATGTGTAGTAGGTAGGCATGACATCATTACGAATAAGAAGTGTACTGTCTGCTTGAACGTCAGCAACTTGCTTTATATTAGACGCAAGGCTATCTCTGCCGTCAGACAAAGCAAAGAAATTATCTGGCTCTAAGTAGGTCAACCTTTTATAGTCTACCCCTCCAACTGCCTTAGACACGTTGTAGTCTAGAAACTCAATGTTCTTTACACGAGAAGGAAAACTAAAGTGAGTAGGACGAGCAGAACTAGAAAAAGAAGTTAACTTAATTGCTTGGGCATGTTCTGGGATAAAACGAGTAGCAATAAGATTGAAGTAAGTATTTTCTACTACCTTAGCAATCTGTTCGGCTTCGTTAGAATCCGTAATGCTGTTGACCTCCTCCGAATCCATATCGGACAAGATGTTTTGCACCATTTCGAGGAGAGTCATTTTCATGTTATGCACTCATTCCGATAATAGAAACATAGATGTTTGCGTAATCTACATCTACGTTGTCAGCATCTGCTTTTGTTTTGATTTCAATGTAGTCGTTCTGCGTCAAAGACGTAACGGCAGTCACTGAGATAGAACCCCATGTTCCTGTGCCGATAGTACGGATAGCTCTCGAACCGCCAATCTCTGTACCATTCTTAAACAATGCCCACTCTACATCGTGAGAGGGGCCAGAGTCTTGAGTTGAAGACATTGTTAAGTTGATAAGAGAAGTAACATCTGTAGAATCGTCGTATCTAAATCGGAGATTAGGGGACGTAACTACTGTAAAACCTGTTACGTGAGAAGAGTCTACTGGAAAAGAAAGGAACTTCTCAGTTGTGTCTGTGTCAAGTGAGTAAGCATAAGGAGAGGTTGCAGAGAAAGCTGTAGCTGCTCCAAGGTGTCTGTGGATAGGTTGCCATGTCCCGCTACCAGAACCGTTAGCAACGTATGCTTCACCACTGTTAGCTGCGGCTACACCCTTAGGTTCGTGTAATGCACTACCAGTAAGTGATGAATGTTCTACGTTAGCCATTTTATGTATCCTTAGCGGGGGGACTTGTTAAGTCTATTATACACAGAACTGTATAAGATGTCAAGAGAAAAGAAGTAAGAGGAGGAGATTTCTCCCCTCCCCTTGTATTTTAGTTACGCAAGAGGCGCAGTCAGCACTGTTGCCAAGTTTTCTGGACGGTACAATTTCATACCATAACGTGCAGTAGTAACGAACTCTGTACGTTGGAAGTCTTTGTTGTACTCTGTGTCCACTTCTGGCATCTGACGCCATGCACCAACGAAGGGCAGGACAGCCTGATCAGCAGAGAAGAACATGTTAGTGATAGCATTGTTGACAGTTGTGCCACCAATGGTTTCAGCAGTTTCAGTCTTCAAGTAGTTAGAAGTGTAAACGTCGAAACCGTAGATGTTAGCAATGAACGACATGCCAGTGGCGATACCGTCACGTACAACACCTTCCCAACGTGGGTTGTTGGATACGTTGGTCAGTTGTGACAATGTGTTCAGTTCAAACTCAACAGAAGGATCAACGATAGCTACGAGGTTCTTCTGTGGAACTTTACCTGTTTTCAGTGCAAGGTTTGCTTTAGCAAAGTCTTCAACAGCAATCTTGCCGCCTGTGCCAGAACCAAGCATACGGTGAGCAGTACCGTTAATGTCGTTGGAATCGTCTACAGTCTGCTGACCACCAAGAGCCATGATGTCTGTTTCCAGACGTTCCATCAAAGCACGTTCCTGCAAAGGAACAAACTGAGACATGATCTCATTTGCGTAGTACACGTCCTGCATTGCTTTGTTGGTGATGTAGTTACCAGCTTGCAGGTACTCAGTGATTGAGAATGTGAACTGTGCATCGTCGATTGGATCGTATGTTACAGACGCATCTTCGGTGTAGTCGTTGATTGTCGCATCACCGAGTGATGGGATTTTGAATGTATCGCCGTCTGGAAACTGGTCCAGCCACTTTACATATTTCATACCCTGCAATTCGTCACGCAGGATTTCTTTAAGTTCGGCGGACCAAACTTCTGCACGTTTTGCAAGTGCGAGTGTTGCTACTGTGTTACCAGCCATTTTCTTATTCCTTTATCGGTAGAAGTTGTCACCCAGACGATCAGCATCTGCCATCATTTGTCTTTGGGTTGACGGTTTATAGTATAGGGACGAGTTCTCTCTGCGAAGTCTTTGATAGTAACCAAAGTCCTTTTCAGAAGAGGCTTGCATTGTAGAACCTTCGGTACGAATGCTCCCTTGAACCAGTGGGTTTGCTTTAGGTGCTGGCTTACCCATCAACTGCATAAACGCAGATGGTGACTTAGCAGCCATACCTTGTAGCTCCGCCAAAGGTAGCCCCAGTTCTTCTGACTTCTGCCTTACTGTGGCAGCTGCCTCTGTTCCGTAGGCCTTTTCAAGTTCTGCTTCAACAAGAGCAATGTTGCTATCAGCTACATTTTTCTGCTCTCGTTTCCTCAGGGTCTGTTCTACTAGGCTCTCAATGTTTGCTTCACTCGAACCAAGCTGGGTATTAGCTTCATCCGACGTGCCACTATTATTATAGTTGGGGCTTGAAAGATCGGTTGTGGATGCCGATGCCTTTTCTTCCAAACGGTCAGTTACACCAAGTCGATAAGCCTGTTTCTCTAGGTCAGCCTTGAGTGCAGCATTTTCTTGTTTCATCTGTTCGATGAACCTATCTGCTTCAAGTTTTCCCTTTGCTAGTGCCTCGACATCGTTGAACTTACGACCTTCACCCACAAGATCACCTACAACAGAAGGGGCGGTCACCTCTTCACTAGATGCTACTTGCTCACTCTGCGTTGCAGGGGTCACCTGCTCCTCAGAAAATACACTCATTGTTAATCCTTGTCTAAGTTGATAAGGTCCAGCACAGTGGTCACTGCTCTATTGAACCCGTTACGATCTGCTTGCTTGTATGCCCACGAGGGTGAGTCATAGTCAGCAGCAGGGGTAGTATCCTTTAGCATAGGCTCTAGGATTTCTTTAAGACGGTCTAGGCTCTCACGATTAGACTGGAGTACCTGTACTACCGCCTCTTTTTGTTTCTTTGACTTGCAGTCCTTAAACCAAGCTGCCTTCACTCTACAGGCTCCTCAGAGGCTTGAGGAGGGGCTGCTTGCAGTTGCTGCATGTCCTGCTCTACTCTTTCCTCTTGTTCAGCCTCAAACTCGACCTGTGCGTCTGTGACGACCTTCTGAGTCTCAAGCTGTTCAGTGACTGCAATGTTCTCACCAAAGAGTGCTGGTTCACCCAGTTCATCTGCAAGCAGACGGGCAAACTCTTTACCTGACAAGTGAGAAGCTACAGTAGGATCAGAGGCTTTGATCTGATACATGGTGGTAAGGTTTTGTACACGTTGAGCACGTTCAGCAAAGTGACGAGCACCCATTGGTACGATCTTACCGTTTGACTTTAGATCATCACGAGTAATCTGTGTAAAGAAGTACAGGCCTGTGTCCTCGTTCAAGACCTTAGCTGTATCTTCGTAGTCCATGTTACGACGAGCTACTTCAAGCATCGCATTCAAGATAGGCTCAAGGAACACACGTTCAAAGTGAGCAGTCTTGTGCTGAAAGATACGACCCGCAGCAGTCATCAATTGGTTAACTTCAAAGGCTGTCTTCTCACCAGCACTACGGATACCCATAGCCTCACGAGGAGCACCAGCCATCATCTCCATCTTAGCTTCTAGTTCTCTAATCTGGAAGTCAGCATTAAGAGCAGTAGAGTCAGGTACAAGGTAACCCACGTCACCCTCGTCACCTAGGTAGATACGAGCATTAGGTTCGAAGTCGAAGTCTTCTACGTCACCCCTGATCTTAAGAACTGGGTAGGCAATCTGGTCAAACACGTCAGCCTTAAGGTTCTCAAGGTGGTCAATGCGATACTGCATACCAACCAAGTTATCCAGAGGACCCATGCTGTAGAGGTTGTCAGGACGGTCTCTCCAACCTACGTGGAAGATAGGGTCACGACCAAGGAAGCTAGGATTCTCCTCGTTAGCCAAGACGTAAGAACGGTCCACAATAGTAATAACACGATTGTTCAGGAACTTTCCTGTCTCTGTGTCATAAATGTCACCATAGAACGTAAGTACTTCTACGTAGTCAGACTCATAGTAGTCAGTAAGGTTAGAGAAGCCATCAGCTACAAACCCTTGGGACTTGTCGTTGTCTACTTCGTTACCCTTGGCTGCACCACGGTTGCCTAGCATCTTGTTAAAGATGTCAGACATGTACTCTTTGTCTGGTGCTGTCTCGACCATACGTTGTACTTCACCCAAAGTGAGGACAGAACGAATGATCTTAGGAGTGTCAGCAAACTCAGCAGCTACTGGGTTGAAGCAGATGTCATGCGGAGAGATACGAACCAGTTTAGGACCAACATAGTTTACAACACGGTCACCGTCTTGAAAGTCTGTGATCTTACGTTGAAACTCTACAGTAGCAAAGCAGTTACCGTACTGAATGTAGTCGTTAATAAGTTTACTTGTTGTGTTTACAAAATCAGACTGACGCAGCTTGTTCTGCATGTATGCCTGAATGATGTCACGTTTAATCTTGACATCACCCTCACTATCCGTAGCTTCAAAACGAAACCATCTCTTCTGTGGGAACAAAGCAGCAAAGTAGTTTGCGTGAAGGTTGTCAGCAATCTGTGTTAGCTTAGGGGTAGTCGTAGAGTTAGACCAAGGCAACTTGTTGTTGCTTGTGGTACGTGTGTCTGTTGCATACAGATAGTTACGCAACTCTTTCCATTCCTCAACCTTATTGGATCGTGCATTATTCCACGAGGTCCAACGGTCAGCAATGTCCACAGCTAGGGCATGTGGATTAATTACGTTTTCAATATCAATGGTAGTGCCAGCCATGATGACTCCTAGTCCTAGCTATGTGTTAATAATAACACACTTTATAATCTGTGTCAAGTGTTAAAATGCAACACCACCGAATTTAGGGTGAAATACTACATTATTATCTTGACTGCGAGTTCGCCTTACTGAACTACTAGGCTTGATGGCTACTTCTACAGCAGCTGCAAGACAGTCTTTACAGTCATCGTGTGCGGGGTTGTAGGAAACAAGTTCCTCTTCAAGCACCTGACAGTTGCCTCCACGGTAGTGAAACATCTGTAGGTTGTCGTAACGAGGTTCAAGGATAGCAGCAATACGTTCCTCTTTAGAACCTTGGTGTCTGTTAGGTCTGTGCTCATCAATCTTTAAGGCAAGACCATTCGGTTTGATGTAGTTGTCCTTAAGTTCTGAAACGATAGCTGACTGAGCAGCTGTACATTCAGCCCGTAGCTTTCTAAAGTCCCAACGGTTAAGCAGGTCTAGAATGTGTTTGAAGTACTCAGAAATCTTGTCTGTCTTGAAACGGTCAATGTCTAGAACGTAGACGTTGTTCTCAGAGTCCACCCCAATGACGACAATGGCTGTGTAGTCTGCTCGTTTACTGACACTGTAAGCAAAATCTACAGCTGCACTAACATTAAGTTTCTGTCCCTTGTAGAGCCACTGTCCGCCCTCTCTGATGAGGTGCTTCTTGTCATAGTACTGGAACCTATCATAGGCGATAGGCTGGCTGTCAGGGTCCGTAGGATCGTTGTAGTACTGTGCTCTAAACTGAACACGGTCAAGGTACTGTCCACGTTTCTTAGCTAGGATTTGAACATCGAAGCCAAAGAACTTACCATCTTTACGAAGTTGACGAGGCCAGAGGAAGTCCCCTGTACCGTCACCACTGTCTTCTACAGCCTTCTCCATTACCTCGTAGATACTTTCTTTACCTACAAGCTCACCCTGTTTAGAGTAGATGTCTTCTTCCATACCCATCAAGTCAGAGTACAAATCCTTAGGGTGGTAACGTGTACCTACTACCCACTCCTGAGCTTCACTACCTTCGATAGAAGAGAGTAGAGAGTACTGAGACTTAACTTTATTACGGCCTTCATTCGTGTAAGCATTCTCAAAAACAACAACATCGTCAAGGACAGCAATGTCACAGTGCATACCCGTAAGTGAAGTAGTAAGGCCACCAGTAAAGATCGAAGGGTCACGGATAGCTTCTTTCTTACGGTCTGGATGATCAAGAGCAATCTCTGATGTAGTCCACTTCTCTCGTTTGCTTTCGTCTTTGTTCAGGTGATCAGGCCAGTACTTCTGGTGAATGTCTGACTCAAAGATGTTCTTGATAAACGAAAGCTGTTTCTGAGCTAGGTTAGACGTAGCTGAGATGTAGAGTACCCTTAAAGTAGGGTTCTTAGTTAACTCCCATGCAACACGATAGGCTACCATAGCAGACTTACCGTGGTCACGAGGGAACAGAAGAAGCTGGTGAGACTTAGCATCCTGCCTTGTCCACCACTTACACACATCTTCGTGACAGTTACCTAGTACACGTTGAGGTGCTACAAGCTTAATAAACGTAACTAGACTACGTTCAGCTGCTTCTTTGATTTCTTCTACTGTTGCCATCAGGGTTTACTAGACCACCGTCAGGCCAGCAGGTTGCACCGCAGCCAGTTCCTCTGGTGTTGTAGCTGCATCAATGGCAGCATCCGTAGGTGCATCACGCAGTGCTTGCTTGTCAGCAACAATCTGTGTCGTGTCAGCACCTGTCTCTTGTGCCTTCATAAAAGCTGTGTCTAGTGCAGCCAGTGGCTCAATACGAGCCTGACGAATCTTGTCACGCCAGATGTCTCGTGCTGCTGCCATGTTGACGCCAATCACACCTGTGTCAACACCTGTAGCTTCCCATGCTTCACGGAAAGTACGTTCTGCTGGTACTTCCCACTCTGAGTTATCGTACTCAGTTCCGTTTATTTCAGTAAATATGTTAGTCATGCTACTAACTCCCATGCGTCACGAAATGTTCTATCACTAGGTACTTGGTCCTTGGTGACAATCTTAAACATTGGCTTGTTGTGTTCCTCTGCCCATACACGACGAGGGATGTCTTTCATGATTAAATACTCAATGGCTTCCTGCTCAGTGAGAGGTCCAATGCGAGGCGCAGTAAACTGTGCTTCCCACTTAGCTTGATCATGTTTGAATGTGCTATGGCGACCCTCTGCAATGGCTTGCTGCTCATCGTCCTGCAATGCCCAGTAAACAGAGATAGGCGGTAGGTTGCCTTCCATAGCTTCCTGCATCCAGTTGTCACTAGGGACTAGGACCAGAGAGGGTGCATCAGGCTGGTCGGGGTCTTCGAAGATTACACGGTAGTCTGTCATGCTAGATCACCAATGGCGAGAATACCCACGTACTCTGCATCAACCTGAGTACCACCACTGTTTTCAACCAAACAATCTACTTTTGAAGAAGTGTTTCCAAGGGCGTCGTTTGTGCAAACATTTCTTGATGCACTGTGAGTGGCGTCTCCTGCACTTCCAGACGAACAGTAGGTTGCATTTGACATGGCATTTGCAAGGTTTACCTCAAGTTCACCTGTAGCATTGTCAGTTACAGAAGACACGTTACGGGAGTCCCGAATAGATGCGACGTTGTGGTAATAGTTTACCCAAGCCTTAACTGTACTCCCCTCAACTGTGATACCTGTTAAAGCAGAACCATCGCCTGAGTAGGATGTGGCTGTTACTGTGCCGTTTACATCCAACCCTGTTGTATCAAACCTGCCAATGAGGGTTCCGTTTGGCTGCATGTCAATAACACTATCTGCACCTACTGTAGTAAGGTTGAGGTCAGGGCTACCATCAGTGAACCACTCAATCTTGGCCCCGTAGACACCATCATGCTCAAACTGGAGAACACTTTCACCAGAGTCAGCTGAGTCCAAAACAAGTGTAGCATCGGCATCGCCTGTGCCTGTAGTGCTGATTGTTACAGTGGTGTCACCTGTAGTGTTACTCACAGTCAGCCCATCAGCCGTCACAGCGCCAGTTACGTCAATACCTGTGGAGGTGGTGGCGAGTTTTTTTGAGCCGTTATGGTATAAATCTACAGAACCACCCGTGTTGAAATCAGCCATTATATTACTATTGGCCTGATCGTATAATTTAACTTGCGCACCGTCTGTTTGAATTCTTAACGAACCTGCGCCTTGATCATTGATAAAGCTATTAAAGCCATCGTGCAAAATGGTTAAATCGTTACTAGCACCAAAGATGGCCTTGTCGTTGTCGCCGAAGGTGAAGTTGCCCGAAGTGGACCCACCGTCCATCGTCACTGTGCCAGTTACGTCAATACCTGTGGAGGTGGTGGCGAGTTTGGGGGAGCCGTTGTGATACAATGTAACTTCACTGTCGGTATCAGCAACAATGCTGTTTGTACCGTCGGCTGCTTGAATGCTAACAAAATCACTACCACGGATATACAGACTCCCTGTGCCTGTATCCCTAATGTAGCTATGGCTTCCGCTGTGATAAATCTGCAAATCACTGCCATCACCAAAGATGGCTTTGTCGTTGTCGCCGAAGGACACATCGCCAGTAGTGGTTAGGCCAGCAAACGTAGGGCTGGCATTAGGTTGAACAGCACTATCAGCAAGCGTACCTTGTGCTGCCGTGGCATAATCAGTTGAGGCAGTAGTAGCAGCAGTACCTAAACCAAGGTTTGTACGAGCCGTGGCGGCACTGGTAAGGTCTGACAGGTTGTTAGTGGAAACAAGATCACCTGCCGCAGCGCCTGACGTAGTAGCCTGCCACGATGCACCATCGTAAATGTAAAGCTTGTCAGTGTTTGAGTTGAAGTACAAAGCGCCTACAAGAAGAGCATCGCCATCGTTATCCACCGTTGGGTCAGAAGTCTTGACACCTAAGTAACGATCATCAAACGAATCTAAAGCTGCAAGGGCTGAATCTCTAGCAGTCTCTGCCGCAGTCTTAGCCGTCTCAGCTTCTGTAGCAGATGTAGCAGCATTAGTTGCGGAGGTCGCAGCCTCAGATGCCTTCGTAGAGGCCGTAGAAGCACTCGTAGAGGCGTTAGTCTCAGAAGTGACTGCATTGGTAGCCGAAGTGGCAGCATTGCTCTCAGCAGTCTCTGCGTTAGTCTCAGCTAGTTCAGCACCTGTCTTAGCTGTTTCAGCAAGTGTAACCTGTGCAGCAGCAAGAACAACTTGAGCAGCACCGTTGTTAGTAGCATCAACTGCACTAGCAGCAGAAGCTGTAGCACTGGTAGCCGCAGCTGTAGCTGACAAACCAGCAGCAGTCTCTGAGGACTCAGCATTAGTCTCAGCTGTTTCAGCATTTGTTTCGGCAGTTTCAGCAGCTGCCTGTGCAGCCAAAGCAGCAGCCTTAGCAGCCTCTACCTCTGCTAGGTAGTCTGTACCATTAACTAACAGCCCAGCCGCACCGATAAGGTTATTACCGTTGAGGTCTAGGTCAGCTTCCATAGCATTAGGAGTACTGCCATCCAAGCTAAGAGTATTGTCAAAAGCATCCCTTAGACCCTCGAAGTTAGCATTCAAAGTCTCAGTTGAGTTAAACCCAGACTGTAATGTAGTTATTGTTGGTTTCTTGGTCATACTTTGAACCACCCTGATATACGAATGTCTGCCCCATCAATCTGAGGCACGTTAGCAATTGTGTTCTGAGCACTGTCTTGGATTTCTCTTAATGTAATGTTTCCGTCTGTACCTATCTCAGCAACTACATTAAAGTCACCTGTGGCTAGGTCAAAATCGGAAAGAACAGGAGTACCAAACACAGCACTTTCAGTTGGGGTGAAACCATGTCCACGAATGTAGCAGTTATTTCCAGAAGTCATTCCAGAGATACTAATGTTACTAATGCTAAAGTTTACCCAAACCATGTTGCCAATCTTAGAATACTGTCCTGTTGCTGTTGTTGAACTTTGATTGCCGCCACTTGCTGCGTCAAACACACCTACAGTCCATGTTCCAGTAACAGGCGTAAACTCTAACTGGTTAGATGCGTTAATCTTTGCACCTTCTGTAAAGGTATCGGTTGCACCGTTGTAGTGACCAAGACGAAGCTGCTCACCATCAGGTGCTGCTAGGTCATTAACACCTTGAGAAATAAAGGCTGGTTTATTTCCGTAACCGTAGGCAGTTACAGAAACTTTACCACCTAGAACCCAGATACGATTGACACGACTACCTACGTCACCAGAGGCAATAGAGCAAGCAAGCATTGGCTGACCACCATGCCAAATCCAACCAGCACCCTCTAGCTCGTATGCTGTGCCAGCACCGTCACCTTGAGCCTCTGTCTCACCTACAGTAAAGTCATCAATTTCTTCTACAAGAGTACCTGTGACAGTGTAGACAAACACCTTGAGTGTGGGGCCAGTAACAATGTTACCAGTAAAGATATAAACATAAGAGCCATCACAGGCGATGCTCTGTAGTGGGTAGTCCCCAGTGTCTAAGTCAAACGTCCAAGAATAAACCTGTTGCGTCGAGTAATCACCAGCACCACCATTCATCAGGGTTGCTGTTTTGAATACTTTAATACGGTTAGTGTCTGAACCACTGTACTCAGTAACGAGGTAACGGCCATCCAAAGAGATACACGATGTAGCACTTCCAGTTTCACCACCCGTAGTTTCAGCATCTGTAAAGACTTGGAACTGCTGTACGTTAGAAACAGTAAGCTCAGTACCTGAACCATCGGCAATCTGGAACCGTTTAATGTAACGAGCCTGATTGGTTACAGCCTCATTCTCACCTGTCCAGAACCAACGAGTACCTGACTTATCCCAAGAAATATCTAACTCTTGGTGACCTAGTGTTGTCAGTGGTGTATTGTTCCAACGGTAGCTTGTCTGTGTTCTTGCACCATCTGCTTCAAACTTGTTCAAAACACAAGTATCAGGAGTGCCTGTTACGTGCAGTGTAAAGAGTTCATTGGTGTAAGGGTCAGAAGCAAACCCTTGAATAACATTCCCAGAACCATTGCCTTGCTTTGTTAGGTTAAACCGTTGCAGTGCAGCCTGTGGAGCATTAAGGACAGAGAGGGAATGATGTGCTTTTGGGCTTGCACCATCTACACCATCTACACCGTCTGTACCATCTGTGCCATCTGTGCCAGCTGGTCCCTGTAGGTTAGGTTGTAAAGTCTCACCATTAACAATTACTGTGTCGACTTCTAGTGTACTAACATTAATAATATCATTATTGTTTAAGTCTAAGTCAGCACCCATAGCATTAGGAGTACTACCATCTAAAGACAAAGTATTATCGAAACCGTCACGTAAGTTCTCGAAGTTACTTGCAAGAACATTCTGAGAACTAAACCCAGAAGTCACCGTTGTAATTGTTGGTTTCTTAGCCATTTTAGTTAATCAACCCAATTCTTGTTGCATCATCTTTAGTCTCTGCCTCATTACGGGCAGCTTCTTTCAAAGCACCGTCAAGCTCATCCTTAGAAGGACGACCTCTTCTCTTCTCGTTACCCTCTAAGTATCCAGCATCTGCCAAGTACTTCTGAGCATTGTAACTAGCCTTGCCCTCATTAAGATCATTGATCATGTTCTTAACAGTACGAGCCTTCAACTTTAACACCAACTCTTTCTGCATCTGATGGTGGTGTTTCTTAAACCATGAAAGGTTACACAAGTTCTCCCAAACGGAGTAATCACCAAACACAGCCATAGCAAATTCATACTCAGTAGGGTCTTCCATACTAAGGTAAATCTTATGGAGGGATTTGTAAGTTGTATCTCCTACCTTGTGGTCTCTCTTCTTCAAAGAGTATAAGGTAAGATCGTTACGTGTATCAGGTAAGGTAGTTTCATAGAACCATGTCTTACTAGGTTTCTTAGCCATGTAACTTATCTAGTCCTTAAGGTAAGGGAATACAAAGTATATGGTCCTACCTTCCTGTACACCTTATAGGTATATATAGCAGGGGGGACATCTTAATACTATTATACACATAGGTTCTAGATTTGTCAACCCTTAATTTACCTAGAATGTAAAATAGTTAGACAGAGTGACTAATTAACCTAGGGCTAAGGGGTCTAGAATTTTTGTTAGTAAATATTTTGGTGTGTTGTACATACAAGCAGCACCCCCCATACCCCCCTTGCCCCCTAGAAGTGTTGCACACATGTCACACTGTTGCTAACCTGCATCTGTTACCTACATGATACACCTGTTGCCGATATGTTACAGTATTATGTTATCTTGTAACAATCTAGATGCGGTGATACAACCAAGATACCCACTAGACAACATAACCCACTGATAAGGTTCAATAACTAGGTAGCCCAGTCAATAAATTTAATCTTGCATATATATAGTCAGACCTGCCCCTATAAAATAATTCGTAACAATGTGTATTTTGTTGTTGACCTTTGTTCGATCATCTGATCTGTCAATAATCATCGAAACGGCGGTAGCTATGGCTGAACCGCAAATTACAGAGGAAACAAACGATGACATACTTTGAAGTAACAGTGTACGACGAGCTAGACGGCGGCATGGACACACTAACAGTACAGGCAAAGACAGTTGAACAAGTAATTCACGTTGTGGAGGGTGACCCGAAACATGAATATGAAATTATTGAGATTGAGCGGATCAATCCTTGGAACGCATAAGCTTTGCTTTATCGGGTACACCTTTCGGGGTGTGCCTAGATAAACCAAAACCTTAGAAAGGATAAGACAAATGACCGACACAACCTACAACGGCTGGAAGAACAAAGAAACTTGGCTTGTCAATGTGTGGTATATGGATTCAATGCCCGAATACTTTGCTGAGATGGATCAATATCACGTAGAACCTAACGAATTGGAAGAGGCGGTGACATACATAGTAGAAGAGTGTGAGGCTCTCTCTTCCCTACCTGCGGGGCTACTGTCAGACTTTATCAGCACATGCTGGGGTGAAGTCGATTGGCATAGCTTGGCGGATCACTTGAACGATACACTGAAAGACATGGAAGGATAAAACTATGGCAAATTTAGAGACACGTTGCGCACTGTCAGCATACGGGGAAGAGTTTACGTGTTATGCTGTTGAATGCCTAGGCGATTGGTTGTCTGTAGCTGTAGAATACTTTACAGAAGAACAAGGCACAGAAGAGTGTGCAAAGATTGACTGGGCGTTTGTTCGGACACAAGTAGAAGAAAGGTTTACAAAATGAAAATTATATCTTGGTGGAGTGCAGGTGTTACGAGTGCAGTAGCTACAAAGCTAGCCATTGATGAGTTCGGGGCAGAGAATGTGGAACCTATCTACTTTGCTATTGATAGCGCACATGCTGACAACGCAAGGTTCAAGGCTGAGTGCGAGGAGTGGTATGGCAAAGAGATTACAACAGAACGTGCTCCTGAGAGGTACAAGGATCAGTTTGACGTGATCTTGCAAGACAAGTATGTGAACGGCCCATCGGGTGCGAGGTGTACACTTGTTCTAAAGAAACGAGTGCGTCAACGCCTTGAACGTGAACGTGAGTATGCGGCACAGGTCTTTGGTTTTGAGTACACAAGGAAAGAGGTAAACAGGGCTATACGTTTCCAAGATCAATACCCCAGCGCAAAGCCTTTGTTTCCCTTGATAGAGAACAAGATGAACAAACCCGAATGTTTATATTACCTTGAGAGACAGGGCATCAAACGTCCAGTTATGTACACCCTAGGCTATGGCAACAACAACTGTATCGGATGCGTTAAGGGTGGCATGGGTTACTGGAACAAGATACGCAGAGACTTCCCTGATACGTTTGACAAGATGGCAAAGGCTGAACGTGAGGTAGGCAATAGCTGTATCCGCAACAAGTTCTTAGATGAGTTAGACCCAGAGGCAGGCAGAGAACAGAAGATAATCACACCTGACTGCGGAAACTTCTGTGACATTGAGTTCTCAGAGGTCTTACACCCAAGGCTTGAAGAGATTTATAAAGAGCCAACGCAACTCAAGTTGCTATGAAGAAAGGACATTACAATGAAAACTCAACATCAAAACATCATCAAGCACCTGCAAACGGCCAAGGGTCTGACAGTGAGGGAGGCAATGAT